CGTAGTCCTCTGCGAGAGCATAACCATCGTATGGTTCTGTTCCCTTATTCGCGCCAGTTGGCACTTTGAAGTTGATAACGATGAAGTCTTCGTTACCTTCGCAACCAACCACAGGAATTGCTATCTCGTTGGACTTTACAACGAGAACCTCTTCGCCTGCGTGGGCAAGAAACTTGGAAACCATTTCGAGATACTCTTTGCGGATAAGTTCGCGTTCTGCTTTGCGTGATACTGCCATAATTATTACCTCCTTTGATTTGGTATCTATATGATACTATATCGGGATAAAGAAGTCAAGAGTTTTTTCGTACGTAATACGTACGAAAAAGATTGTTGTTAATTTATTGACAAGCAACGACGCGAGTAAACGAACAAGTGTTCGTTTACAGTAAATATTCATATTGATATTCAAGTATGCGTACCCCTATTATATATTTATCTGTGTTTTCTACTTTTACAATATATTCATTATATTTTAAATTATACCACGCATTAATAAAAGTTCTATCAGAAAAATACTTGCCAATTGTATTTTTTAATTCGTTGTATGAAAGACTACGCATATTTTTATTAATGGTATCTAACATACAATACATACAATATTCAATTTCATTTTTAATTATGCGTCTTGCAAGTATGCCTTTTATTTTATCTAACATTTTATTTCTCCTTTCTTTTCTTTGGCTTATGTTTCTCATTTCTAAATTCATTGGCATCGTACCAATCAAACTCAACCTCTCCGAAATCAAATTCAACCCAACGCAATTCTTTTTTAGCATATCGTTTTGCTATTTCTAAAGTGGGATAAATACCCCAAACATATGTATCGTTTCCAAATCCGTCTGTCCAACCTAATATTGCTATCATTGTCTTATCTCCTTTCTTTTGATACCTAATTATAACAATAATGAAGAGGGACTGCAACTACTTTTTCGTACGTAATACGTACGAAAAAATTTCTCCACGAAAAAACCGACTTAAAGTCGGTTCTTTCGAAACACTATTGAAAGGAGGTGAGAAAATGCAAATCGTGTAAGTGGGGTGGGACTTATGGCGCCCACTATGCCATTTTTGTGTTAGGCGAGAAAGTAACCTTTCTGTGTTCCCTTTCCCTTAACCTTAATGTCTGTGGACTGAACGCCCTCGACTTTCTTCACAAGTGCGCTTGCTTTCTGTGTTGAAATCTCACACAGTTCAGCAATCTTGCTTGCGAGCATTGGCTCAGATGTGAGAACCTCGCTGATTGCCTTGACAATTGGCTCGTTCTCTTTCTGCTTTGGTGACGGCTTGGACGCTCTCTTTGCGTTCCTCTCGTCAAGTTTTGCGATTGCTTCAGTAGCAAAAGCCTTGAGTTCCTCATTCTGTGTGTCTGCGATAACTGCGATGTAAAATTCTCTGTTAGTCATGGTATTTTTCCTTTCTGTTTAACTCTTTAACTGATATACTTATTATAAAGGTTTAATTTTGATTTGTCAAGAGGTTTTTAAAAATTTCTAAAGGACAATTTTATAGCATATTTTTAAAAACTTTTCAGAGTGTCCGTTTCCACCTTATTGTGTCACCCGTTATCTCCCCTTGACAATTATAATTATACTGATTTAGGAAAATAATGCAAGTGTTTTTTCGTACGTAATACGTACGAAAAAAGAAATTGTGAAAAAAATCTCAAGGGATTAACCCTTGAGAATTATTGTGTTTGTTGTTTTCATATATCTGATTGTGTCGCACTCATCAGTAAAAACAATTTCATTATTCTTTTTTACTGTGACTGTCTTTCTCTGCGGGCGGGTGATACTTCTAAATGCTTTATAATCTGTACCGATTTCTGCACCATTTTCAAGTGCGGTTAAAAGTATTTCTGTTTCAATTTCACTATCAGCGAGTGCGGTATGTTCTTCAACAAAATCAGTATAACCGCTGATATATCTATATACATTTTCTGCGGTGGTTGAATAGTTACCACTATCAGAAAATGCTTCGTGTTCTTCACACCATTCTTTAAATTCATTATCACATATATAGTGGTGTGCATAACCCCTTATATCATAGATAGGGATATTATCAAAAGGATTGTTACACTTGAACCAATCACAATTGAAGTTAAAAACCTTTTCATCGAATGAACTATTATAAGCATACGCAGAATGAACTTCATAATTTTTAAAATCTCTTATCATCTGCTGGCAAATATAACCGAACTTATCCATTTTAGTTTTACGCAGACGCATTGCCTTGATGTATATATCACGCTTATTAGCATAATATGCGGTAGTGAAAAGCATTGGATTATGCCAAACCTGTTCACATACGAAGTCGCGCGCGAGTACGATTTCACTCGTTTCCGCATTTACAACCATATAACCAATGTTATAGCAAAAAGGCTTATCAAGGGAAGTTGTTTCTGTGTCAAAAATTACGATGTTCATATTTTTCCGTCCTTTCTTTTGGGAAGTGTTTTATTTGCTTACAATATAATTATACTGATGAAGAGGAAAAATGCAAGAACTTTTTCGTACGTAATACGTACGAAAATACATATAAGTTGCGCGATGTAAAGTTTCCTTGACATCGCGCGAGTATACGTTAATACATTACATCAATATGTTTTAAATCTTCTAATTTAAAAATTATATCAGTTAAATCACCATTTGTGATTTCTTCATCATTGGAAGTGTGTAGATATGAATAACTATACTCGTCCATTTTATCTCTAAAGTCTTTTAAAAGTGTAATGCACTTATCAATAGTTTCAATTTCTTTTGGCTCAAGTGAGCAATATATTTCTCTTGGTGGTGTTATAATCATTTTTCTTTTCTCCTTTTTTTTTGTAATTATATTGTACAAAATTATGGGAACTTTTGTCAAATGAATTTTCGGACGTAACACGTACGAAATTTTATTTTCCAAAAAAATAAAGGGGATTACTCCCCTTTTTCGGAAATTTCTTTCTTTTTTTCTCTAATTGCTTTATCTTTTGCGATTTTTTCCGCCTTTTTCTTTTCGGCTTCCTTTTTCTTCCTTTCTTTTTCTACAATTTTCATCTCATAATCTTCCGCAAGTTCAAAACCGTCATACGGTTCAGTACCTTTGTTTGCACCCGTTGGCACTTTTACGGTAACTACTATAAAATCTTCATTACCCTCACAACCTACAACCGGCAGTGCAATTTCATTTGATTTAACTCTTAAAACCTGTTCATTTTGGGAAAGCAAACAATCAATAATTTTCTGAAGATAATCGTTTCTTAAAATTTCTCTTTCTACTTTACGGGATACTGACATTTTTAAAAATCTCCTTTCTTTTATTTTCTATAAAAATTATAGCAAAATTTTATAAAAATTGCAAATTTTTATTTAATTTTGGGAGAATTTTTCGGACGTAATACGTACGAAAAAACTACTCAAAGAAAAAACAGATATTTCTATCTGTTTTTCCTTAACACTAAACACACTATATAAAAAAGAAAGGTACATAGAACATCATTGGCAAAGTGAGGAGGAAGATAAAACCAAAGAGTTCATTTTCTGTTTTTTCTGCAAGAACTGCGCAAGTAACTGCGAATACTACCCATATAATAAAGACTATCCAAAGTGTTGACATTGTTTTATTCTCCTTTCGTTTCTGTATCTATAGTATAAACGATGAAGAGGGAATTGTCAAATTAGTTTTCGTACGTAATACGTACGAAAATACGTTGAGTGCGCGAATGCAACTTATTTTTTAGGAGTTCAACCTAATTTTCGGAAGTTACGCTCGCGCAGAATACGTACAGTAAAATCTATAACCATTTTTCTAACTTATTTTTATTAACTTTTTCTCTCTTCTTTCTTTTATCGGAATAAACACCCGTTCTAAATGGAATATCCTGTATTGGACGGGTATTTTTTAGAACGTCTATTCCACTAATTATTCCAACTTTTTCTGTCTTTTTCTTTTTCATAATTTTATTCCTTAAAATAATCTGAATATATTGCTTCAAATATTTCTTCTGCATCTTGCCAACCTATTGGTTCATCATAATCTGGTACCAGTGTAAAATAATCGGTAAGACCCAAACTTTCTAATTTGCCATCTTTTCCACCATAAGAAAATTCATGACAAACTATAGAACATTTTGGATTTTCGGCACATGGATAATAAATATGCGGTGTAATTTTTTCAAAGAAATTATCTTCTACAACTTCAAAAGGAATGTGAGTTTTTATGAGAAGATTTATAAGTTTATACATTTCGGACATTGTTCTATTCTCCTTTCATTTGGTAATTAAATTATAAAACTTTTGGGAGAAAAATGCAAATTATTTTTCGTACGTAATACGTACGAAAAACCTTTAAGGAAAAAATTGTCCGATTACTCGGACAACTCTTTTATAGTTTTAAGAATTTCTATAATATCTTCTGTATTTGGGTTGAAACTTTCACCTCTCCATTTTGCTCTTACTCTTTCGTCATCGTCGAAGATAATTCCTTTTTTATCTTTTGCCACATAATCTTTTCTTGTGCCATATTTTACAATGTGCATTTCATCGAAGTGAATTTCGGGAAGCATAGCTCTCAACCATTCTATTTTTGCTTTTCGTACGTTTTTATCGTAGGATTTTGAGGAGTTTTTAGCAAGCCAGCTGATAATGCCGATTTTGTAGCCGCGATTTTGCAGAATTGCGAGCAGCAGCTGCAAATTTTCCATATTGATTAGTGGCGTAGCTTCCGCATACGGTGAAGCGTCCTCAGCTCTCAATTTTGGGAGCCAATTCTCCACGCCGTAAAGGTCAGCGATAGTTCCGTCCATATCGAAATAAATTGTATACATTTTGTGTACCTCTCTTTCTCTGTTTCTGTACCTACATTTTACTATTTTGGGATTGAATTGTCAAATCGTTTTTCGTACGTAACACGTACGAAAAAATTTCAATAGAAAATAATTATGGGAATAGCTCCCATAATTATTTTAATTTTCGTACGTAGCTGCCAACTTTTCTAAAATTTTAGTACGTATCAAGCCCCATAGCTTCAGCCACCCAGGGCTCCACAATACCCAGGCACACGGGAAAATCGAAATACTTTTCAGCTACAGCTCGCGCGCCGCGGCTCCACGGACTTTCCACGAAAAATTCTTCGCCGGTGTAGCGGTCAACAAAATGCCAAGTCTTAGTTTCCATAGTTATATCCTCCTTTAACTATAGATAGTATATCACCTTTTTCCCAAAATGTACACCCCGTTTTCGTACGTAATACGTACGAAAAAATTGGATTGTACTAAATAAAAAACATTGTGATATTTTTTTAACAAATTAAGGCAATAAAAAAAGACCGCCATTAAGGCGGTCAATTATTAATACTGTATATATACAGTACATTCATTAAAAATAAATTCATCACGTTTTTTGCTCTGTACATATCCTGCTATATGAGAGATATTAGCAAATGCTTTTCTATACCAATGTATGTTTTCATTACGGTCAGCGTCTATTGTAATTAAGCAGTGCTTAACGTGGAAACTATCAATCCATTGTCTGACTGTAAAATCACAATCGCGCTCATCTAATATCTCAATAATAGACATATGATTAAAAATATAGTCATCTTCTATACTGCATATATTGAAATCGTCCCAGTCAGCTTCAGACTCAAACATATCTTCTGTATAGCTTTCTACTTCATCATACAGCTGTGCTTCAAGCTCTGCCATAAGCTCTTCATCTTCCATAAGCATAGCATCAATAACGTCCATAACTTCAGCTTCACATCTTAACATTTTAATTCCCTCCTGCCATATTGGCTTTATATAGTGTTTTAGTTTCAAGCCTATTGCTTGCATTAGCACTCTAACATCGAGAGTGCTAATGCAAACAAGCCGATTGTATCGGCTTGGCTTATTCTACCAAAGGTCGTCATATTCGCAAAATTCCCTTGCTTCTTTTAAGACTTTCAGCAGGTCTGTAAAAATATCTCTTTCAGCTTCAGCATCAAGTACATCGCCTTTATAGCGGTTAAGTTCGTCAAGTGTTTCAAACTCAATTGTTTTATTGAGTTCATTTAGTGTAGCTTCAGCTTTCTCCATATGCTTAATTGCTTCCTCAATCATAGCATCATACAGTTTGTAGTTAGTCATGATTAACTCCTCTCTACTGACTAAAGTGTTAGTGTTTTAGTGCTTTGCACTTTTTAGCACTCTGACATAAAGAGTGCTAAAAAGTGCAAAGCCCTTTTTAGGGCTTTGCTTTATTCTAAAGAATGTCAACCTTGTTGTAGGTTGCGAATCTTTCATAGTAGGCTGATTTTCTATTGAGTAAAGCCTTATAAAATTTAGCTTTATCACCACGCACGTTAGGCTCAAAATCACTTTCGATATAATTTTCATGCCCGATTATTGTAGTAGCTTTGTATTGTTCTACAAGTTCAAGAAAATCAGATATTTTCATAATAATTGGTGGCAAATACCACTCTTCAGCGGGTGCGGTTGTACCGTCTTTTTTAACGTGAGTGCCTGCAGGCTTTACACGGCATATTGTATAGATTATATAACGTGCTTCACGTTCACGTCTTGACATTGCGTATAAGTTACCAATGCGACCGCAATTGGTTTTAACTTCAGCTTTTTTGCGCTTGCCGTCAACGGTTATATAACAATCGTTAACGCCTTGACGCCTAAAGGTTGTAATTGTGCTATTAGGCGTATGGCTGAATAGCTCAAACACTTTACCATATAAGCCGTCATCGGTGCTTTCGCCGTTCGCTGATAATTCAATATCACGCTTTAGTTTTTCAATTGCATAGGCTTTACGTTTTGCGTCATAGTGTGTTGTTACCTCATAATCTTCAATGAGTTCTTTAGTCATACGCTGAATATAAGTTAACATAATACCCTCACTTTCCCTATTCTATTGAATAGCATTTACATAGTGTTATATAGTGTTTATTTTGCCTTTAAAGGCTTTTAAATGCTTAAATGGTATTATATATCCTTTAAGCACTTAAAACGCTTTAAAAGCGTTTTTTTCGCTCCCTTGCGTGTTATGATACAATCTCTTTAAGGGGTCTAAACCAATGACTATAAGCCTACAATATAGCCAGTAAACGCAAGTTAGTTATATTAAGTTGTCAAGGTAAAGAGTGCTTTACAGTAGGGACTCGTACTATCTACAACAAGTGTTATTTGATGTCATTATATTAGCACGTACGAAAATATAATACAATACCCAAAATGAAAAAAACTGTATTAACTTGTTAGTACAATTTTTTAATTGATTTTAGGAAACAATAGACCATCATTTAAAACCTATTAAAATGGTAGGCAATAAAAAAATCCAAAAGAAGGTTCAGTGAAACTTAATACAGTATTAAGTGAAACTTAATACCAATTTTAATTCCTATCTCCCCGGTAGGAATTTGGGTTAGAGGCGTTTAACTTTGCGAATTGCCCCGTAGGGTGGAAAATTATCTCCATGAAATAAAAATTCAAATAAAAAAAAAGACGTCTTAGACGTCTTCACAAAATCAAACTCAAAATTTCAAAACATAATATCCTTTCCGCTTACCTTTCTTCGTCTTCACATCGCAACTATAAATTCTTCCTTCTCGTATGAGGTTCGTACAAATCGCCGTCAAACGCTGCCGCGCAAACGTACAGCCAATCAACTCTCCCAACTCATCAATCTGCACCGGTTCGCTCGCCTGAAGCAATGCCGCACAAATACGTTCTTCCACTTCTTTATTTTCATTATAATTCTGGTTCTCTCTCGCATGGGTGCGGTGAACGTCTAACTTTTCCAACTCCCTTTTACAATCTTCAATTAGTTCTTCACTAATTTCCCCTCGAATTACCATTTCAAGTCTTTCTCTTCTAGTCATCGTCTTCAACTCCTATTTTCCTCAATAACTCCTTATCCTCATAAATACTCGCCAACATATGTATACCGTCAAGGAATCCCCGGTTATACCCGCGCACGAATCCGTCGGTATAGGTTTCGTTTAATTCGTATAGCAAAACTTTATCGTCTTCATTCATTTATTTGTCCTCTCTTTCTGCTTCTTCTATTGCTCTACAATGCGATTCTTTCCAACATAGTGAACAATCCATTTGAGGTCTATCACATACTTCAGTGCGTGAAAAATTATTTATTTTAATTGGCTTGTTTGCTGTTTTTTCTTCTTCTCGATTGATATTCCATAAGATTAATGCCATTTCTGTAAGGTGTTTCTGAATTATGCAAGATTCAAAATGTTCACAAGTGGCACATTTCGGCATATAATTACTCATTATCTACTTCTCCATTATTTAGTTGGCTCACACGTTGCCCACGATTCATCTATATACATTACATCTGCGCTCTTACCTATTAGTTTTGGTTCAACCTCATCGGTTGTTAATTCATTTAACTCTACATATTTGTTTAAGTACCATATGGCTTTTTTAATGTCTTCGACTCCATTTTTAAATCTATGCCGGTAAATATATTTAAATGCATTGCAGATACAGAAATTTTTAACTGCGTTGATGCCTTGCGTTTCGACCATGACGTCGATTGACTCATACTTTCCTGTGTTGTAGTGCGCCGGGTGGTTTACATTATCCATTTAACTTTTACCTCCTAAGTTCAACCTTTTTATATTTTAATTATAACCTATTTACGCAAAAATTTCAAATTTCACCCCTCATACTCACGAAATTTGACTTCCGCGCGAACCTGTGATATACTTGTAATGTAGGAGGAAACGTAAATGGCAAAACAAAGACTTAAACTGAACTTTGAATTGGAAACCGCATACGAGCGCGCCCAGTTCATTGAGACTTATATAGTACAGTTTCCCGATTTGACTAGTGCCGAAGCCTCCACTATTGCGGACTATTTGTTATGGGGTAAGGATGGAAATGGGGTTCCGATTGGAAAAGGAACGGGACTTGAAACGAAATGGACGAAGCCAAACGAAGCAGAGAGTCTCGATGCAGTCCTCGAAAATCCCGCCCTATCCAATGCGCAATTGTATACGCTAAACGATGCGGTTGTTTTAAAGAAAGGCCGCGACGTTTTTAACAGAGACGAGGCGCGCAAAGAAGCACCAGAGTTTCTGCGCCAGACCTTCGAAGATTTATGGAAGACGATAGATGAGATTGAATTGGAAATTAACTTCTATGAGGAAGCAACAGGAAAAAGAGACAAACCACCAAGAGATGAACTAATTAAACGATTTAATGATGAAGAGATTGAACGTATACGCGCGCGAAGCCAAAAACTGAATCCATATGGGTATTTGAAGTTGCGCGGCCGCATAAGAGAGTTGAGAACGGAACAGTTTACCATTCGAGATTCTTATAGGTCGACTTTCAATATAACCCAATCTGTATATAGTCCGAAAGATAGAAGTTTTGTTTTCGATTGCGACGTTGAGGTGCTGCCGCTGGGCTTAAAGGAAGGAAAGATTGGGGATATAGTTTTTGACCCAAACTTTGACCCCGCCGCACTCGACGAAGAACAACTACGTTTAATTAGTGGATTGGTTTGGAGAAAGAAAAGTTATTTGGGAGATAATATATTTGATTTTAGAGATTTAGATGCGGTTTATCAGCTTTACTTATTTAGGGAAGAGTTTGACGATAGATTGGAACAGGTTAAGTATGACCATGTGGTGGAGAACAACTTGGAAAAATTGCTTGATACTTT